CAGCACCCGCCCCTTGCGGCGTGCGCTCAACAACCTCGCGTTGCAGTAACATGGCGCTTTCTTCTGCCGCAGCTACCATTTCTCGCTGCACCAGTTCAGGCGCTTGCTGCCACAAGGTGGCAAGTTCATCAAAGCCAGATAACGCGATATCAATGTTCATCTGCGCCTCCGGCTACCCCAGGTAACAACAGTGCCGGCGCTTAAACCGGTTGCTGCAGTTGCACTGCCAGCTGGCGTAATATTGCTGCCATAGCGGCGGCGGTATTCTTTTGCCAGATTGCGATAAAGCTCGGCTTTACTGGTTTGGCTAGTTACATCTGCGGCAATGGTGCTTTGCCCTTCATTGCTGTAATAAGCCGATAATTGCTCGCAACACAGCGCTGCCGCATAGGTTGCCAATAACTCGGCATCACCCGTCCATAGCGTTTGTTCGATATCGGCCAGCGAATGCGCCAGCGTAAAATACACATGCGTATCACCGCTGTAGCCAGCAAGCTTTAGTACTTCGCCCGGTAACTGTCTGGCTGGAAGTTCGTCGTAGCCAGGCACGGAATAAACCTGCACCAACTGGCTAAAATCTGGTTGCCATGTTGCGGGCAGTGGCAACAACCCACCGCTTGCCGTTACCACAGCATCATCCTGGCGAGGCTTGTCTTTGCTATACCTTGCAACCGCCAGACTAAGCGCCTGCAGGTAATCATCCGCAGTTAACACCGCTACATCATCGCGGGTTAACGCTTGGGTAAGTTGTGTTAGTTCTGCCTGGTTCATTATTTTTTCCGGTTGGGAGAGCATCCTTGCTCTATGCATTCACAGTGTTAAGCAACTACCGACTTAACCGCACCACGGAAGTCTTTCACTACACCGCCATAAATGTGGCGGATTTTGTAAGTGATAGTGTCGTTGGTGAACAAGCTGCCCACTGTTGGGTTATCCTGGACAAACATTTCAGGCTCTTCCTGGCCGTCCAGGAAGCCGACTTCAATAGTAGGAATGTCGTTTTTATCCGCCATCGCCAACCAGTCGTTGGCGTCGGTCCAATACCACGGCACCAGAATTTTTGGTTTCTGGCTTTGGGTAAAGGTTTCGTCGTTGTTGGTGTCACGGCGGAACAGGTCGTAAGCGGCCTCTTCCAAATCTGCCGGTACCATCAGCAAACGTGGTGCAATACCAAGCTGTTCACCTGCAGCACCAAATTCAGTTTGTTTAATCATGGCCAAACGGGCTGCAGCCCAGCTGCCTGTTGATAGTGCAGTGGTTAGCAGGTTGGCATGATCAACATGGAAAAATGCTTTAGTGTCGTAAATCGTCGGGTTGGTACGCAAAAAATCCAGCACAAATTTGCTAAGCGTGCGCTTGCCCGCCCTGCTCATTTTGCGTGGAATATCTAAAATCACGCCTACATCATCGTTTTTAACCATTTCAAGCGTAACGCTTTCAGTACCGCCGCGTTTTGATACCGCAAAACTGGCCTTTTCATCAGTTGGCGAGGTTAACGGGTTATAGTTACCGCTCTCACCCACAACAGGTAAATCACCATAACCGCCGTAGCGCACGCGCTCCTGGCTGCGGAAGTCGCTAACCGGAGTTACTTTGGCCACTTCACGCCAAATATCGTATTGATCTGGTTGGTTGTACTCTTCAATCATGCGCTTGTGCATGGCTTCGCCCAGCACATTGCCCAGGTTACTACTATCAAGCGCTTCAACCATGCGGCTGCGGCTGCATTTGTCTAAACGGCCTGTTACCAGCTTGTCACCGGTAATTTCGATATAGCACTCTTTAAACGACTGCACAGCACGATCTTTAGGGTCAAAAAATGCTGCCAGCAACTGGGCAGCATTTGGCGCATCGCCATAACGCGGGCCACCTTCTGGCATCATCGGCTTACCGCTTTCAGTAAATTTACCCAGATAAGTGCGCTCAGATGTAATGGCTTCGTCAACAGCTGCTTCAGTAAAGTTTGCCTGGCCAGAGAACTGCGCAAGCAAGCGCTCTTGTGCTGGCTGCGGTAACTTACTCGCGGCAATAGTGGTTTTGGCATAGGCACGCGCTTCAACCATTTTTAGTGCCAGGGTAAGCTCATCTTTGCTAATACCATCACCGGCACCAGCTGCAGGCTTTACCGCAACCGCTTCACGGTATGCTGCTAATACAGCATCTTCGTTTTCCTGATCTAACCCTGCTAACAGGGTTGGGTTTTGGCGTTTAATCGCCTCAAGCATACGTTGCAGCAACGTCATATTAATGTCCTCTTGGGGTTGTTTCGCCTCAACCATGCGGATCACACGCCCACCGGCTCCTGGCTCAATAATTAAATCAACTGAATTCACACGCTGAATTTGCTTAGCTTCGCGCAGTTTTCCGGTCTGTTTGGCAGTGCCATCGCAGTCAATTGAAAAGCCGAATAGCTCTGTCATACCGCGTTCAACGGCCTCAACTAATTTTTCGCTAACATCACCGGCGCTTTTTAACAGCTCCAGCGTGGCTTGAATGGCCCCCAGCTTTTTACTGCCGGCAGCTTCTACAAAACGCGGTTTGGTCAGTTGGCCTATCAGGTTGGTAAAACTTTTACCCTCGCCCTTAATGTGCTCAGCGTCGCTTTTGACAAACACGCGGGCACTCTCAAATAGCGGTGTTGCTTCACGCAACACTGCTGCGGGGTAATTGGTATTGTTGTAAGAGATACCGGCTTCAATCACGGTAATTAAGAACTTGCTGCCAGCGCCTTTCTCGACACTTTCAATAAAGATACTGTCGCTACCCCAGGCTTCAGTTAACTGGGTAACACCGGCAGGCACAAAATCACGGACAACCTCAACCGCATCGCCAAAACCCACGGTGTTATCATCGCTAATGGTATAGGGAGAAGCTAAGTGCCGGGCTACCTGGCGAATCACTACCCGATCAGCAAAAATAGCGGTGATATCTACCCAGTCGCGCCCCAGGTGTTTTGCCAGGGCGGCAGTAACGTGCATTATCACATCACCAAATTCACCGGCCTTGGCTTCACGCAATGCCTGGTAGCCTTTGTAACCCAGCGCCTGGCTGAGTAGCGTAAGCTTCATTTCGCCCCCCGCCCTGTCAGCTTCTGGCCGTCAATAGTTACAACGGTAACCACGTCATCACGTAAGGCAAAATCCAGCACTTCATCAGCACTTACTGCCACATCAACGGTTTTGGTTTTTACCGTGCCGTCTTTTTCAAAAACCGGCTTTTTGGTTTTCGCATCGGTAACCACTTCAACAGTGGTGCGCTTAACGGCCTTTGCTGCATCAGCTCTGCTAAAGGCTGGCGCACTGTCGGCGGCTGAATTGTTTTCAGTACCAGGGGTATTTTCAGACATGGGTCACTCCGCTTGTTGTTTTGTGTAACGAACAAGCGAAGTGTGGCGGGTATAGCGTTTAGCTTAAATTAAAGGGTTTTAGGAAATTACCTGGCTATAAACCAGTAACTAAGGCTGCAGCGCCAATCAAGTAAGGACTATACAAGTACAACATACTAGGTGAATGGATTACTTCTTCGAACCAGTGGCGGAACATACATCTGATAAGCCTAAAATAATCGTGCTTACTTTTAAGCCAAAGTACCGAAATGTTTGCTTCAATATCAGGATAAGGGTTCCCATTTTTGAAAGTGGAATAGACAATAGTACTGTTGAATACCAACTTTCGCTTGAACGAGTGCGACACTGATGTCCCTTCTTCTTTAGTATCTATAAAACTATAATCAACCCCATCAGGAGCTAAATCATAAATCAGGCCAGATATTTGGTCAGAGTGCTCACAGTAATGGCTCATTAAATCATCATGCAAAAATTTAGAAGTCCACTTACGGTATGTTTCATCATGATACTTATATGCATGATTAAAATAACGAAGCAACAAGAACACGACACCAACAGCCATCAATAGCTTTAATCGCTCTGGCGTTTCAAACGTCATTTCAAAAATGAGCCCATTTACCTTTTCTAATTTTGCGTTTGCCACATTTAGAGCCAGCAGCACCAGTGAAGCGATAAGGAGGTTCCGCCTCGAATGTTCAAGTTGCTTATCATCTTCAATTTTAATTTTGTTCGTTGCATCCGACATCAACAATTCCTTTTCATTAGTCAACAAACCCACTTTGGAAAACGGTTTATTTGTCCCATTTATCCAAATGTGGTACCTGAATACAGCCGCAGTTAATCACCTCATCCAGTGGTGCTGTTGGGTCATGCGGGAACATCATCAATATACCACCAATATTAAAGGGTTGGTCAACCGGTTGTATCTGGCCATGTGCAGCTGCATGGCTGGCTCGTGGGTCTTTACGGTTACTGCGCCGCCATTTTTTCTTCAATCCTGGTACCGCTTTTTGTGCCTGGGTCATACGTTCCTGGTTGGCGGTAGAATATAACCGGCCAAGCTCAGTGTTAACTATGGTCCTGGCCCGGCTGGCGGCATTACCCTCTAAATGCTTAGCTATGGCAGCTCGGGCTTTGTAGGGGTCATTTACGCCGACTACGACTAAGCCAAGCTGCTCTTTAATTTTCTGCGCTGCAACAATATTGATATCCGATACCCGATCAACCATAAACGACTTTATCGCCTCCAGCTGTTGCACGTTAACAGCCTGCACCCGGCCTGCCAGGTTAATGCCACCGGCGTTTAACGGCGCATCCACTAAATCTATACCTGCCTGCCAGGCCGCGTTAGCACCGTCCCGTACTTTAACGGCAGCATCCGCGCCAATGTCTAGCAAGGTGCGTTCTATGTTCATTTGTACCTGCTGAATATGCCACGTCTGGTATTCTGTTGGCAGTTGCGCCAGCTGCGCATCTAAAGCCATAAGGGCCTTTTCTAGCAGGGTAATAATGTCGTCGTACAAGTGCACCTGCAGTTGTTGCCGGCGTTTTAACTGTGCCCGTAACTCGGCGTTAAATGCTTTTCGGCGTTCGCTGGGAGTCATGCGGCATCCTGTTCGATGTCATCTGTTTTTACACCAGGGAACACGTCACGCTTAACCTGTTCTTTTTTCTTTTCGTCAAATGCCTTTTTAGCATTGGCAAGTTCATCAGTTGCATCAAATGCCACGCCCAGCTGGCCACTAATGCTGGCAACAATTTTAAGCGCCGTTTCTTCGGTCATTAGCCCTTCGTTAATAATAATAACCAACGAACCTACCACCTGAGCCATTGCAGTAGCAAAGCGGCTAGTGTCTTTGGCGGTAAGCTCAGGAAATTCAACATCAGACCAATACACATTGCCGTTAAGTTCGGGCTCCCCTCTGCCGCTGGCCAACTCAAACTGGCGCAATGCATAGGTGGCGATGGTAACCAGCATGTTTTTAATTTTACGTTGGCGAAGCGTTAGTATCTTCAGCGTGGGCTCGCCCATGCTTTCGCCATTGGCTCGGTTAACATCGGTACCATCTGCAAACCAATGCGGCGACATGGTAGCACCGGCCAAAATATGGTTTTTAAACAGCTTACCTATTACTTCAGTATCACCACTGTTTAGCGTTGGGCTTTGCGCCTCCCACTTTTCACGGTCATTGTGCACATTAACCGAATTGGGCCCAGGCGGAGTAATTTCAGCAGCGCGCCGGTTTACTTCGGCCTGGTCGGCCCCCGTTAACGTTACATCCCACACAAAGGCTCGCAGTGCCTGGGCGCGCTCACCCTCGCCAAATAAAAACTCGTCGTATAAATCCAGGTAATCTGCCTGAGCAGTTAAATCACCATGGCCACGGCCCATGTTGCAAAACGCGTTAATGTTGAAGTAAAACAAATCACCATCGCTAAATTGCGCCCGTATTGCCTGGGTTCGTTGAGTAAATACGTCCTCGGGGCCATTTATAATAACTCGGTAGCGTTGGTAACGGCCTTTGGTGTCACGGTGCGTTACTACGCCAATGGGTTGTTCCGGGTTGTCGGGATCAAAAATCACATCCTGCACGCGGGCGGGGTCTAAATAACCCAAGCGGACGTGGCCAGTGTGTTCATTCACAAAGGCCGGATAAAACTGCTCGCCAAACAACGCCAGTTCACGCACCTTTTTCTCGAGCTTGTTTTCCATATCATTAATCGGGTCTTTCCAAAACTTATCCAGCACCGCCTGGTAGTCAGGCTCGGCATTAGTTAGCTTTACCCCTTCGGCTAGCAAGTACGCCACCGGCAGTTCTATCAGCCGGTTGGCAATCAGGTTACTTTGCCACAGAAACGCCGACACCTTTTGCATACGTTGCCGTTTAACCGGGCCTAAATCGCGGTTGTTGTCGCTGCTTAGTTTTGTCCAGCCGCTGGTGTCATCGGCAATATTGGCACCCGCTGCTTCCACCAGGTGCACAGGCTCCTGCTCAGGGGTGTTTTCACTTTTAAACCACTTACTCCAAAAA